ACTTACTCATAATAACTTGAGTATGAATTGCTTTGTTTTCTTCGTGAGAGATGTCACACATTTATCAATATATCGAATACCTTTTTATATTTTTAGTTTCAATTTTTTCGAAAACTTGTGAATAGAGATAATCGTGTATATATTTTCACATTTTTGAAAAATTAAGACAGTTTATCCTCTAATTTTTTAAATAAATCATTATTATAAACAAGACTACCTGTTGGTTTATAACTATTAATATCTTTGAAATTTTTCTTTGATTCTTCAGATTGTTTGATTCCTCCTTTTGGAAATAATAACATGTTTGGGTCTTGAGGTGCTAATTCTAATTGGTTTGAATCGTCTGAATTATCCAATCGTTTTCCATTTCCATCAATGACCATTCCTGTTTTTTTCTTGATTTCATTTCTTACATATCCAGGAATCCAATGTTTCCATGAAATAAAAATTAAATTAGGGTGAGTATATTTAACAACAAACCCATTATTTTTCAATTTATCAATGATATAAGCAATACATGCTCCATTATCATACTTTGGAAGACCAATAATAATTTCAGGCACTAAAAACCAACAATGTTGATTATCTTTTGATTGTCTCGATGCTACTTTGATTTTATCATGTACTCTAGTAAGTAATTTATTATAAATCGTCAATGTATTCAAGTCGTGTTGTTTCTTTTTTTCATATAAATCATCCAAATTTATTTTTTCGGATAAATCATCATCATCTCTTAATGAAAAAATTGTATCCATTTTAAATAATATATTAGAAAAAATATTTTTTTGGGAAACTTAATTAAATTTAAATTATGATATATAAATATAATTTAAAATAAAACTAAATGACCATTAAACATTTAGTTATATCAGGAGGCGGGCCAGCTGGGTTTTATACATATGGAGCAGCAAAATATTTGGCCAATCAGAATTTTTGGAACATAGATGAAATTCAGACAATTTATGCTACTTCTATCGGAGCATATATAGGAACTTTATTTTGTTTAAAATATGATTGGGAAACATTAAATGATTATATAATAAAACGTCCATTAGAACGCATATTTCATATATCACCTGAAGCTGTATTTAATATATGGGAAACAAAAGGTTTGTTTGGCGAAGATTGTGTTAAGGAAACATTGAAACCATTGTTAATTGCTAAGGAATTAGATGTTGATGTTACATTAAAAGAATTCTACGAGTATAGTAAAATAGAGCTTCATATGTTTACTGTTGATATAAATGAGTTTCCATTACGGGAAACTGATATATCATATAAAACTCATCCAGATTTGAAATTAATTACTGCGTTGATGATGACAATGGCAATACCATTTATATGTAAACCAATATTATTTGATAATAAATGTTTTTTAGATGGAGGAGTTGTTACAAATTACCCATTACAGATATGTTTGACACAAACAAAATGTAATGAAAATGAAGTATTAGGATTTAAAAATTTTTATTCGACTGAGAAAAAAAATACAAGTATGAATGGAGTAAATCATGATACAAATTTATTTAATTATTTATTGTATTTTGTGAGAATTCTTATAAAACAATTGAATAAAGATTCGAAAAATCCTATTATATCAAACGAAGTTAAATGTTTTGTAGATGATGTAGGAGATATAGATGAATGGAAAAAATGTTTAGATGATAGGGAACAACGAGAGAAATATATAAAAAAAGGAGAAGCAGCTGGATTTATGTTTGAGCAATATAAAATTAGTTTGAAAGAACAGTAGATAAGAATGTTTCTAAAGTTTTAACTTCTGGTTTAGCATCAAATTCAATAATTTGATTACCCTTAACTAATTTAATAGTAGGATATCCAGTAATATTGTATTTATTAGCTAATTCAGGGTTTGCTTCACAGTCGACTTCAATGAATGATAGTGTATATCCATTTATTTTTTTATTATTTTGATGTTGTTTTTTGAGTTGTTCCCATTCAGGCTTTGTTTTTTTACAATGAGGGCACCAATCAGTATAGAATAAATAAAGGTCGGCTTTCTTATCTTCTAAAGAATTGTCACCTTGTGTATTAGATTTAACTTCTGGATGTTTTAACGCTGTATTATTTTTGACAGTTTTACGATATACATATATAGCAGCAATTATAAAAATAGCAGCAATTAAAATGATTATGATAAATCTTTTGTATGATAGAATTCCACTAAACTTATTAGTGAATTTTTCAAACATTATATATATTATTAGAAAGTAAAAGATAATTCATTGAACGAATAAAATATAATGATGACTAAATAATCAAACTATTTCTAAATATGATAATAGGATAATAGAATAATAATAATATTTAAATAGAAAATATCAAATAGTTATATATTTGGTGAAATTATATGCTTTTCAGAACAAATCACGGTAAATTAGTTGAAATTAATAAGAAAGATTTTATAAATGATAAAGAATATTATAAAACAATATCATCTTGTTATGGAATAACATTTAATGAATATACGAATCATACAAACAATGTAACAAGTACAAACACATTTAATTATATATTGTCATTAGCCAAAAAATGAATAAATAATCATTACTATTAAAATAATCATAGCTATTGAAAATCCGTAACTAAGAACCATAATATCTCTCACATTTGATTTTGAAGGGTCTACAAATATGTTGCTTATATTAACCATTACTTTATTTGTTGTATTTAAATTTAATAAAAATGCGTAAGATAATAAACCAATTGCTATAATTTTACCTATAATTCTAAAGAATGAATGAATGACTGGTAAAAAATAGACAATTATAATAAATACAATACTAATACCTGTAATTATAGATACTTTTTTCACATTGTCTGAAAAATCGTATAATTCTTTATTGTTTACAGATGGTTGTGAATTCATATATAATTATAAATGATAATATTTTCTTTATTTAATATATAAATACCATATGCTAACGATTAAACATAAAAAAAGGTATAACAAAACATTTAAAACAAAAAAAATGAAGGTTTTTACAAATAAAGATTATAGTTCTGGTGAAGGGTTTCTAACGAGTGTATGGGGTCCTCCAATGTGGCATTTTTTACACACAATGAGTTTTAATTATCCAGTAAAACCAAGTGATAAAGATAAAAAACATTATAAAAATTTTATATTGAATTTACGTAATATATTGCCTTGTAAATATTGTAGAATCAATTTAACTAATAACTTAAAGGCGAATCCGATTACCGATAAAGATATGAAAGATAGAGATAGTTTTTCAAGATATGTTTATAATTTACACGAAATTGTAAATAAATTCTTGGGTAAAAGTTCTGGTTTAACATATGAAGAAGTACGAGACAGATATGAAAATTTTAGAGCAAGATGTACAGTTGAATCCCCAAAACCAAAAGTATTTGATTTTAAAAATGGTGTGCCTAAAGAAAAAGGGTGTACTGAACCATTATATGGAAAAAAATCTAAATGCTTAATTAAAATTGTTCCACAAGATGATAAAAGTAAAACATTTGAAATGGACCAACGATGCGTTAAGTTTAGATAAATATTATAGTTTGTGTTGGTTTCGGCATGCCATATGAAGTCATAAATCATATAATAATTATAAATTATATTTATTATATTCACATATTGATTCCATGATTTACATTCCAAATGATGAAAAATCACTTAATACAGGAACAGGGAGATAAGGATTATCAGGTTTATATGTTGGTCTCTTGACACATTCAAATGCTGCTTCTGGGCAACGACCACATGGAGGACAAGGAGGACATTCTGATTTACTAGAACCAGTATTTATAACTGTAGGACAAGCAGGGCAAACAGGTGGTACAACTTGTGATTTTAATATATATAAATCTTCGTGACCTGGTGGTATATTTTTACCTGGAATACCATTTATAGTATTTTGTGGAGTAGCATATATAACTCTTCCATCATCTAATGAAACTGTTTTTATTAGTTCATTTGTATTACGAATGTTAGAATAATTGTTACTTGAATAACCGTTACCGTATATATTTGATTGAGGACTATAATCATAAGTAGGTTTATTTTGATTTACATCTTTATTATCTTTATTCGTATTTTCGGGTGTATTGGGTCTATCAGGATTTTCCATACCTTCAACTGATTTAAATCCTCCTAAACCGCAACAGAAAATTAAGGTTACTAATAGAATTATAAATAAATGACTTTTTTTAAGTTTCATTATATACTTTATGTTTGGAAAAAAAGTTATTCGATAAAATTGAAACTTATTATAATGTAAATTATGTTAGTAATGTAATTATATTCTAAACAATATAAATATTTATGACCAATCTATTAAATAAAACGAATTGTCGTTCGAATATGTCACATGTATTGAATATTTGCTATAATTTAGATGATGTAATTGAAATTGGAGTAGATGAAGTTGGAAGAGGACCTATGTTTGGAAGAGTATACACAGCGGCTGTTATATTACCTAAAGATGATTCATTTGAACATTCAAAAATGAAAGACAGCAAAAAGTTTCATTCTAAGAAAAAAATAAAAGAAGTTTCAGATTATATTAAAGAAAATGCTATAGCATGGAGTATTGAATGGGAAGATGAAAAAGTCATCGATGAAATTAATATAAGAAATGCCACTCACTCAGCAATGCATAAAGCAATTAAAAATATATATCAAGAAGAAAAGAATACATTATTATTAGTGGATGGAAATGATTTTAAACCATTTGTAGTATTCAATAAAAAACAATCTGCTCTTCAACAGATACCACATATATCAATTGAAGGAGGTGATAACAAATATACTTCAATTGCTGCGGCATCTATATTAGCTAAAGTAGCCAGAGATGAATATATTTACGATTTGTGTAAAGAACATCCTGAATTAATTGAACATTATGATATTGAGAAGAATAAAGGTTATGGAACAAAAAAACATATGGAAGGAATTCAAACATATGGTATTACTAAATGGCATCGAAAATCATTTGGTATTTGTAAGAATTATTGAATATTGAATATTTAATGAAAATATAAATTTATAAAATTTATTTATAAAATTTATTTATGTTTTTTATTCTTTTTTACACGTTTAGTTTTACGGTTTTTATATTTATGTTTTTTCTTGAGTTTATGTGTTAATCTATAACCACCTTTTGACATTTTCAAACGAGTTCCATTTCGCCTTAAACTTATTCTTCTTTGTCTTTCTCTCTTTGATTCTTTTATTTTTTTTTCACCTATTAAATAAAATGCGGTTTCTTCTTTTTTAACTGAAGTTCTTCTTCGTCTATATTTTTTATTCTCTGATGGTCTAAATGATTCAGTTAAATAAAGTTCTTCTTGAATTTGCTCATGAGGTGGCGGTGGTGGTGGAAGTACGATTTCAGTAGAAGATAATTCCATCGGCTCCGGTTGTGGAAGTGATGGAGGTGGCGGTGGAGGTAAAGTAACTAATTGTTGTAACATTTTTTCTTCTTGTTTTTTGTAATCTAAAGCTTTTTTAACAATAAATTGTGAATTACTTATCATAAAAGGTTGATTATATTTATTTAAAAATTCAGACATATACCTATGACCAAAAAATAATTCATTTTCTTTTATAAATGTTAAAAAATAATCAAAATCTGTAATTGCGCTTTTAGATGCCAAATAATTATAAGTTTCATCTGTATTTAAATAATCTTTTGTTATATCTTCTGCTGGTATTTTTTCGATTTTTGGTGGTAATTCTCCCCATCTTTCTTTACATATATCAACAAATGTTATACCACAAAACTCCCAACTCCATAATCCTTCATTATTATTACTTAAACTATAGCTTATTTTTATTTGTTCTTCACATGAAAAATAATCTCTTATTGCTTTTAATAAATTTAGATAATATGAATATTGCCCATATTTTTCACGATTTAATATAATTAAATCTTTATTTGTGTTGATGAAATCTTTATCTGTAACAAAATAAATTAATTTATTTATTAAAAAGCGATTAAATTCTTCTAATGCTTTAAATTCATAATAACTATTTGTGAATGTACCTTTTTCTTTATTTTTCAAAAAATTATTGTAATCTGATAATTTAATTATATGACCATGAACATGTTTCATATTTTCTAATCCAGTATGAACATTATATTTATTAAATATATTTACATTATTATCTGTATTTTCAACATGACATGATAATCCATTTGTAGGAAAAAAGGTATTTGAAAGCCACGCACTATTAACATTAGAAGACCCAGATGATTGAAAAAAAACAATTTTTTCAGTTGGCCACGAGCATATATTTTGTGGTATTGTGTATATTACCATTTCACGCGGCTTTCTTTCTTCTTCATCCATATAAATAAAAAATTCAGCATTATTAGACATTGTTTTATATATTATTTAAATAAAACAATTCATTCTTTATATAATATTTAAAATTGAAATAAACAATACAATACTTAATATTATAAAAACTAACATGAGAGTTCTTGTATTTGATACTGAAACAACTGGTCTTCCAACTGAGAGAAATGCGTCTATTACCGAAACTACAAAATGGCCTTATATCGTTCAGCTGAGTTATATAATATATGATTTTAACATAAATAATATAATATGTTCATATGATGAAATTTTAAAACTTCCTCAAAATATTGATATTTCTAAAGACAGTATAAAATTACATAAAATTACAAAGGAAAAGAATCAAGAATCTGGTGTTGATAGAAAAATCGCGTTATATAATTTCAATAAAGAACTACAAGCATGTGATGTTGTAGTTGGACATAATATTTCATTTGATAAACGTATGATAATGGTAGAATGTATTAGAAACGGAGTTCAACAACACTTTAATTATAGAGGTAAAAAAAAAATAGAATTCTGTACTATGAAAGCTGGAGTTGATATATGTATGATAGAAAAAATTAATTTTAATGGCGATAAGTATTTTAAATATCCAACAC